AAATGGTTCGGTCAAGACCGAGCTATGACGTTCACTGCTTTTGAAATCCATAAGGATCTTGTTGAAAAGGAAGGATTTGATCCTAAATCGGATGAGTATTATGAAGAGGTTAATAAAAGAATACGTGTTGACTTTCCTCATAAGTTTGGTACAAGTGATAACATACAAACGACTAGGCCCGTTCAGTCGGTGGCTTCTGCAAATAGAAGCGTTAAACCTGGTCGCCAAACTGTGAAACTCACGCCTTCACAAGTCGCTATCGCGAAAAAATTAGGTGTGCCACTCGAAGACTACGCAAAACAATTAAAACTCACGAAGGAGGTATAGCGTATGAACAAAGAAACGAAAACAACTTCTCGTGCGAGCCAAACACGGTCAAAGACTGAGAGACCAAAAGTGTGGGTTCCTCCATCTTCTCTAGATGCACCCCCTGCGCCTGATGGATTCAGGTACAGATGGATCAGAGCAGAATCTCTTGGATTCGACGATTCTAAGAATATTCAAGGCAGATTAAGATCTGGTTATGAATTAGTTAGAGCCGAAGAAGTCGAGAACTCTTCTGATTACCCAGTATTAGATACTGGAAAATACAAGGGGGTAATTGGGGTTGGTGGCCTTTTGCTTGCAAAGGTACCTGACGAGATCGCAGACCTGCGTACGGCTTATATTAAAAAACGTACTGATGGGATGAACGAAGCAATCGATCACGATCTAATGAAGGAGCAGCATAAGAGTATGCCGATCAATGTTGATCGACAATCTCGTGTAACCTTCGGTGGTACAAAGAAAAGTTAATTTTCTCGGGATAACAACCAATTCCCTACTATCGAATAAATTAACCGTTCATAGGTAAAACTATGAACATTTAGGAGACGACAACTATGGCAAACCTATCAACAACAGGATATGGTCTTAAAGCTATTGAAACGTTAGGTAATACACCTGCGAATCAAGGGCAATCTAAGTACCCTATCTTGTCTGGTTTAGGCGTGCGAATTCTTAAGAACGAACCAGTTGGACCTCAACATACAGATGGCGACGATGGATATTTCCAAAGTCTTGCACCATCAACTATGGATGATGGAAAAACTGGTGGCGCGGCTTGGGATGCTGATGCTTTAACTCCGTATCTTTGTGCTGGAGTTTCCAACGGTGTATTTTACATCGATGGAACTAGCAAAAAGCCTACGTGGGCTAATTCAGTAGCTGCAAGTCAGACATTCGCAACTAACCCAAATACAGGTAACAGCGATGGAGTCGTATTCGTTAATGATAACCCGTTTCAAGAGTATATGATAAGATCGGATGCAACTATGACAAGCGTTGCTACGTTCGTGTCTGACTGTTACGTAGTAAGAATGAACGTAAATAATGGTTCTTCTGGCTATGAAGGTCAGTCTCAAACTACTCTGAATTATTCAACAACAACAAACAATGGCTATTTGTGGACTATGGTCCGTTCTGGAGAAGTTCCAGATCAGGAAGATGTAGCTGCAGCTGGTTGTGATGTCGTTGTTGTAATGAGTCAACTGGGTAATCAATTTGTGGCAACAGGAGTATAAGGAGTATAAAACATGGCAATATCACGAGCGCAGTTAGTTAAAGAGCTTGAACCAGGTTTGAATGCCTTATTCGGACTGGAGTACAAGCGATACGAAAACCAACACGCTGAAATCTACAATATAGAATCTTCTGACAGAGCTTTCGAAGAGGAAGTTATGTTATCAGGATTCGGAAACGCACAGGTAAAGGGCGAAGGTCAAGGAATTGCATTTGACGATGCACAAGAAACCTTCACAGCTCGTTACACTCATGAAACGATCGCACTTGCTTTCGCAATAACAGAAGAAGCTATCGAAGATAATCTCTACGACAGACTTGCTTCTCGTTATACAAAAGCTCTTGCTCGTTCCATGGCGAACTCTAAACAGGTTAAAGCAGCTTCCCCATTAATCCAAGGCCTTCCAACTACGGATGGTTTTGATTCTGGTGATGGTGTTTCTCTGTTTAATACGACGCACACTACATTAGGTGGCTCATTTGCGAACACATTATCAACGCAAGCTGACTTAAATGAAACTTCATTAGAACAATCTCTAATCGATATTGGAGAAATGACTGATGAACGTGGACTTTTAATCGCAGCTAAAGGCGTGAAAATGATTGTTCCACCTGAAAACCAATTTAATGCAGAGAGATTGATGAAATCTCAAGGTAGAACTGGCACAGCTGATAATGATATCAATGCAGTGAACAGTATGGGTATGATTCCTCAAGGTTATAGAGTGAATAATTACTTAACTGACGCTGATTCTTGGTACATTATTACTGATGTTCCTAACGGCATGAAAATGTTCGTTAGAACTCCATTGAATACAGCAATGGAAGGCGATTTCGATACTGGAAACGTTAGATATAAAGCTAGAGAAAGATACTCATTTGGAGTATCCGACTATAGAGGTATCTTCGGTGTAGAGGGTGCGTAATCCAAAATAAATTTGTGGCGGAACATAGTTCCGCCACATTTTGCAAATAAGGTAAGAAATGCTGAAAAAATTCCTAGTACAGATATGGGCTTATAATTATCACGCTAAATTTGAAGTTTCAGCGGAAGATAATGCCCTTTCCATTGAAAAAGCTATCCTTGACAAAATTGGAGAAAAGAGTATAAAATGGGAATATATGGGCGATATGTATAATACCCATACTAAAAGAATAACCTATGAGGAGGTTATAAATGACACAAGACCTGTACAATACAAAGAGGTCCTTGGAGTTAGAGTGGCAACAGGAGCACCTGAAGGAGGGCAAATATAATATAAATATGTCCTATATTGACAAAAAAATTCAGGAAATTGTTAAAGAAATCATTGCCAAAGAGTTTGAAGAACAAACGCTTCAAACCAAAATAGACGAAGCCAAGGCTGAAGTTTCGATAGCCACTTAAGCGCTATCAAAAATCAATTTTTTTCCTAGGGATCCCTTGCACTTAATCAAAAAATAACATATAAATTTGCCACTATACAAATTTTAAAAAAAATTAAATGTAGACGCGTATAGTCGACATCCCTAGGGACTACATTTATATATTCTAGGAGGAATATTATGGCAAACACAACGTTTAAGGGAACGGTAAGAGCAGAATCTGGTCTTAAAGTTTCCGCACAAACAGCAGCTACTGGAGCTTACACTGATAAGTTTACTATTGATTCAAGTGGAAATGTAGTAGTTAAAGGAACGTTAACAAGACTAACACCAGCAACAATTTTTAACTACAATTACATTACATGTGCAGCACCCCTTGTTACAAATTTTGGTAACTCAGCTGACGGTGTAATGGCAACTGAAGATAAATTTGGAATGCTGTTTTTTGGTCCAAATAACGAAATATACCCAGCAACAGCACTTTCTATTGGTGCTTACACAGTGGCAGGTAAAACTCCACAATTAGATGGAACAGTTCCAGCAACAGATACAGCTACAACACAAGCTGGATTTGATTTACAGATGGATACTGAATCAGCAGCTGCAACAGGACTAGAAATGGTCTTAGCAGGTGGTCCAATGGGTGGAAATGCTAACGGCTTTACAATCGGTACACATTCAGGCTATATGGAGGCAACATTCAATACACCTGACTGGACTGACTTTGATGGTTGTGGTATCGGATTTAGAAAAGTTGAAGATTTTAATGATGGTCACGTACCAATTCTTGACGCAGCCTCGGCTGGTGATGGAATTTATACAGACTTTGCTGCATTTGGAGCAATGGGTGATACAAACCTTGAAATCATGACTGACTTAAATAACTCAGGAACATCTACTTCGACAGATTGTGGAGCTTCAGTTCCAGTTGATGGTCAAAACTTAAGAGTAAAAATAACTCTCTCATCAGCAGGTGTAGTAACTTATTCATTTGTTGTGAATGCAGTGGCAGGAGCAGGTACTTTAGCTGCACCAGCAACAACAGCAGCATATACTTTTGATGATGGCGATGTTGTAGTACCTTATATCTTTACATCAAGTGACACGGCAGCAGCTGATGTACTTTGGTTAAAAGACTTAACGGTAACTCGTACACCAGGAATTAGTTATACTAACTAATAACTAACTAAAGTGGGGTTTCGGCCCCACTTAACAAAATTAGGAGAAAACTTATGGCAACAGATCTAAAATCATCTGCAGTAATTACAACTACAGCGCTCGACGCTGATGGTTTATCGACTGCAGCAGCAGTTGGAAATAATGCAGCACTTACTTTAGGTGGAGCATTAACTTCTGGAGGCTCTTATACAGCAGATACTGGAACAGCTAGACAAATTACACTTTTAAGTGCAGGAGACGATTCGAGTAAAACATTTACTGTTGTTGGTACTGATATCAATGGAGATGCTTTATCAGAAACTGTTACTGGAGCAAATGCTGGTACAGCAACAAGTACAGGATATTTTGCAACAATATCATCAATAACAGCAGTTGGAAATCCAGCAGGTAATATGTCTGCAGGAGTTAATTCTGAAG